GCTTATGAACGCAAGGCAGAAAAAGTTTTGTGATGAATACCTGATTGATTGCAACGCTACACAGGCGGCAATTCGGGCAGGATATTCCCCAAAGACGGCTAAAAGCATAGGTAATGAAAACTTGACAAAACCTGACTTGAAAGCCTACATTGATGAACAGCTTGAACTTCTGCATAGCAAAAGAACGGCTGATGCACAGGAAGTTCTTGAATATCTTACTTCCGTAATGCGTGGCGAACACACGGAACAGACCTTGCAGCTTGTCGGTGATGGCGTACAGACTATTACTGATATTGATGTTTCTGCAAAGGAACGGTTGAAAGCTGCTGAACTGATCGGCAAGCGTTACGGTATGTTCAAAGATAATGTTGGAATTGACCTTGAACCCGTGGTTATTGTAAATGACCTAAAAGAATAAGGCGGTGATTGCGTGAAGGTATCATTGCAAGAAACCGTTGGCAGGAACTACGCTGATTTTTGGAACACCCGGAAAAGATACCGTGTGTGCAAGGGAAGCCGTGGTTCAAAGAAAAGCAAAACAACAGCGTTGAACATGATCCACCGCTTGTTTCAGTACCCGGAAAGCAACGGCTTATGCGTTCGCCGTTATTCAAATACCTTGCGTGATTCAGTTTTTTCAGATTTGAAATGGGCTATTCACCGCTTGGGGCTGGATGGATACTTTGATTGCACCGTTTCCCCGATGCAGATTATACGCCGTTCAACCGGGCAGAAGATTCTTTTCCGTGGGTTGGACGATGGCTTGAAAATCACTTCAATTTCGGTTGATTATGGCGTTCTTTGTTTCGTATGGATTGAAGAAGCCTATGAAATCACGAATGAAGATGATTTCAACAAACTTGATATGTCAATCCGTGGTGAAGTGCCTGACGGGTATTTCAAACAGATTACATTGACCTTCAACCCGTGGAGTGCTACAAGCTGGCTGAAAGCCCGGTTCTTTGATACACCTGATGAAGATGTATTTGTAAAAACTACCACATGGCAATGTAATGAATGGCTGGATGAAGCTGACCGCAACATTTTCTTGAAGATGAAGCAGAACAACCCCCGCCGTTACCGCATTGAAGGTGATGGGGAATGGGGTATTGCGGAAGGGCTGATTTATACCAATGTTGTTTGTGAAGATTTCGATATAAACGAGGTTCGCAAAATCAGCGGTATCAAATCGGCGTTCAACCTTGACTTTGGTTTTACTGACCCGAACGCCTTTGTTTGTGAAATGGTGGATAACGCTGCAAAGCGTATTTACATTTTCGATGAATGGTATAAGACAGGCGTAACCAATAAAATCATAGCTGAACAAATCAAGGCTATGGGTTACGGCGGGCAGAAGATTATTTGTGATAGTGCTGAACCGAAATCCATTGCAGAGTTGCAGGAAGAAGGTATTCAGGCAGAGCCTTCCCGGAAGGGTAAGGACAGTGTGAACCACGGTATTCAGCTTATACAGAACTATCAGATTGTGGTTCATCCACGATGCACAGAGTTCAAAAAAGAAATTGACAACTATTGTTGGAGCAAGGACAAAGACGGTAAACCAACGGATAAGCCAGATCACGAATTTTCGCACGGTATGGATTCCATGCGGTACGGTGTTTCCAAAATCCTGTTGCCGGATGCGTTCAGTTTCGACTAAAAATAACACATTAGTAACAAGAAGCCTTGAAATCATAGTATTTCGGGGCTTTTGTCTTTATTATGCGATAGAAAGGGGTGAAAAAAGGTGTTGAACGGTATTGAAAACGCATTGAACCGGATTTCAAATTTTATGCTGTTCGGGTTCAAGGCAAGAATGAACAACAAAGAATTTCTTGAACAGGAAATCATGCGTTGGAAGGGTTCGCCGGAACGGATCATGCAGATCAAGGGGCAACTGTACTATCAGAATGAACATGATATTCTTACCCGCAAAAGAACCATGATCGGGGAAGATGGCAAGCTGCAAACCGTTGAAAATCTTCCCAATAACCGCCTGATTGATAATCAGTATGGCAAGATGGTGAACCAAAAAGCAAACTACCTTTTAGGTCAACCCTTTGCCATAGAAACAAAGAACGAACTATACGCCGCACTTCTGAAACAGGTGTTCAATAAGCGGTTTATGAAAACCTTGAAAAACGGCGGCAAAGCAGCCTTGAACCACGGTATTTCATGGCTTTACCCTTATTACACCAAAGACGGGGAATTTTCCTTCCGGTTGTTTCCGGGGTATGAAATCCTTCCAATTTGGCAGGACAGCGAACACACCATTTTGGAAGGGGCTATCAGGCTTTACTTGGTGGCGGGCTATGACGGTATCAAGCCCACGATCATTGAAAAGGTTGAAGTGTTCGATATGCAGGGAATTCATTGCTATATTCTTGATGGCAATGTGCTGATTCCTGATTTGACCGTTGAAGAACAGGATTGTTCCTATGTGATGGCAAATGGGAAGCCCCTGAATTGGGCGAAAATCCCGCTGATCCCCTTGAAGTACAATGAACAGGAAATACCGCTGATTAAGAAGGTGAAATCCCTTCAAGACGGTATCAATGTTATGCTTTCGGACTTTGAAAATAATATGCAAGAGGACGCAAGGAACACAATTCTTGTTCTTAAAAACTATGACGGTACGAATTTAGGGGAATTCAGAAAGAACCTTGCAACTTTCGGTGCGGTGAAGGTTCGCTATGATGGCGAAACCAAAGGCGGAGTTGAAACCCTTGAAATCACCGTAAATGCGGAAAACTACAAGGCTATTTTGGAAATCTTCAAGAAAGCCCTGATTGAAAATGCTATGGGGTATGATGCCAAAGATGATAGGCTTTCCGGCAATCCTAATCAGATGAACATTCAATCAATGTATTCTGATATTGATTTGGATGCTAACGATATGGAAACCGAATTTCAAGCCGCCTTTGAAGAAATCCTTTGGTTTGTCAATGCTCACCTTGCGAACACGGGCAAGGGCAACTTTGAGAATGAAGAAGTAACGGTGATCTTCAACCGGGATATTCTCATTAACGAAAGTGAAGCTATTGATAACTGTTCAAAATCCGTGGGTATTCTTTCCGATGAAACTATCATTGGTATGCACCCGTGGATTGACGATCCGCAACAGGAACTTGAACGATTGGAAAAGCAGCGGCAAAAGGAACAAGAGGAAATGCAACAGCAGGCTTACAATCCGTTTGCCCCGCAAGGCAATCAGCAGCCGAAAAAGGAAGGTGATCCGAATGGCGAAAATCAAAAAGATTGATATTTTACCCGTTACCCTTGAAGTGGAGTATAAGAACCCCATTTTAGGGCGGCTGTTCGCTTCCTTTGCGTGGCTGATGTTGGTGCGGTTCAAAAAGTTCAATCTGACAATGAATAATAGAATCGTGTGCAGCTTTTACCGCCTGATTGTTCCCCGCTTTGTGAAAGGCGGTGGAGTGGTTGAAGAATAGCGAATATTGGAAGCTACGGTTTGAACAACTTGAACAAGCCCAAAACGGGCAGGGTGCAGCCGCTTTTGCTGAAATCGAAAGGCAGTACAAGGAAGCCCAAAAGCAGATTGAAGGGCAGATCGCCCGGTGGTATCAGCGGTTTGCCGATAACAACGGAATTACCCTTTCACAAGCCCGCCAATACCTGAAAGGTGCAGCCCTGAAAGAATTTCAATGGGATGTTCAGGACTATATCAAATACGGGCAGGATAACGCTTTAATGGGCGGCTGGATGAAGGAATTGGAAAATGCTTCTGCAAAGTACCATATTTCAAAGCTGGAAGCCCTGAAAATTCAGACACAGCAAAGCCTTGAAGTTATGTTTTCAAAACAGATGGGAACAGTAACCGGGGCAATGGGTGATATATTTGAAAGCGGGTATTATCATACCGCTTATGAACTTCAAAAGGGGTTCAATATCGGTTGGGATATTGCAGGGCTGGATCAATCGCAGATTGAAAAGGTGCTTTCCAAACCGTGGGCGGTTGATGGGAAAAACTTTTCTGAAAGGATTTGGACGAATAAGGAAAAGCTGATTTCAGAACTTCACGGCGAACTTACGCAAAATATCATGCTTGGGGCTGATCCGCAAAAGGCGATTGATTCACTTGCAAAGAAGATGAACACTTCAAAGCAAAACGCCGGGCGGCTGATTATGACAGAAGAAGCCTATTTCAGTTCAGCAGCACAAAGGGATTGCTTCAATGATCTTGATGTTGAACAATATGAAATCGTGGCAACGCTGGATTCCCACACTTCCGATATTTGCAGAAGCCTTGACGGAAAGCATTTCCCCATGAAGGACTTTCAAGCGGGTGTTACCGCCCCGCCCTTTCATGTATATTGCCGTTCAACCACAGTTCCCTATTTTGATGAAAATTTCGGGGATATTGGGGAACGGGCGGCACGGGATGAAGAAACGGGCAAAACCTATTATATCCCGGATGATATGAACTATGAGGATTGGAAGCAAACCTTTGTTGACGGTGGCGATAAATCCGGCTTTGATGTGGTGGATGATGGTTCAGCACTTCACTATTCACACCATAAAGAACCCGAACCCACCCCGCCGCCAAAGAAGGAATATCTGACAAAGAAAAAGCTGCAAGCCAAAATTGCGGATGCAGATGTTCAGCTTGAAGATTTGAATATGCAGTTTATGGCTATTTCCGGTGGTTGGTCGTATGATGAAGCAATTAAGGATTTCGGATCGCTTGAAGGGTTTACTGATGGCGAGGATTTAACAAAGCTGAAAGACCTTCATTCACAGATGGAAGCCATTGAAGCCCAAAAAGCGGAATGGCAAGAAAAGCTGAATGAAAAGCTGAAAGCCGAACAGAAGAAAGCCCTTGCAAAGAAGCAGCTTGAACTTGAAGCCCAAAAAGCAGCGGTTCAGCAGCAGCTTGACGATTTCGAGGTAAAGACCTATTCTGGGATTTGGTACAATAAGGATGTAACAACCGCCGATTGGGAAAGCCTGAACATTGCCGGAAAGAAGCAATACTATGAAGGCAAGTTCATTACTGAAACCGATCCTGACTTGATGAAGAAGTATCAAGACCTTTACAAGCAGCTTGAAGAACTTGATACAGAAGGCAAGAGTTACCACGATATTCAGCAGCAGTTAAAGAAGATTGAACAGGAAATTTCAAAAGTTCAAGCTGATTTGAAAAAAGTTGAAAATAGTGGTATAATAGAAGCGGTTGATGATGCCTATTCGCAAGCCCGCAAAGATGCCGCTATGTGGGCGAAAAGCACGAAAGAAGCGGATGCCTTATTGCGTGATAGGTGCGGTGAAGTGTGGCGTTCTTCCCCGCCTATTCAGAAAAATGCAATATATGACTATACCCAAAGTTACCACAAGTTCAACGAACCGTTACGGGGCATTGAATACGGCAGCGAAAAGTTTTTAGGCGTTGGCAATGTAGACTTGGATCAGATCGGGGTTAGTTATTCCGGTTGGAAACCCGGAGCAATGCGGAAAGAAATTAACGCTATGACTGATATAATCGAAAAATCGGTTTATCAGGAAGATTTTTGGTTGCAGCGTGGTTGTAGGTTCAAGGGCATGGATAAATTTTTCAATGTTCCAATGGATAAGCTGCAACACGCTTCACAAGCTGAATTGGAAGCCTTGCTTTTGGGTACTACCCCCACGGAATACGGCTTTTGTTCGTGTGGCGTGGCAAAGGGCAAAGGGTTCAGCGGTGATATTATCTTGAACATATATGCCCCTTCCGGTACTCAAATGATGTATGTTGAACCGTTTTCCGCTTTTGGTAATGGTTCGGGTAAATCGTGGGATGGGCTGAAACCGCAAAGTTCATTCGGGCAAGAATCAGAAATCATTTTGCAGCAGGGAACAACTTTTCGTGTTACAAAGGTTGAAAAGACACCCGGAACAATTTACATTGATCTTGAAGTTATCGGGCAGAAACCGCAACGGTAGAAAGAAGGTGGCTGAATGGCTGAAAAGAAAACATTTGAAGAACGGTATGCGGATGAAGTTCTTTCGGACAACACCCAAAAGCCAAAATGTGAACAGTGTAAGGATTGCATTTTTCGGGATGATGGAACGGTATATTCCAGCCATTACACAAAAAGCAGTTGCCGGATGTACCCTTATCCAAAGTTCAAACCGCTTTCGGTTATAGACGGTTCGGAACAATGCGATTATTACGAAAAGGAAAAGCGGAAATAAGCACTTTTGAAATTAACTTTTCAAGGGTGCTTTTTTCATGCCATTTTTCAAGGTGTAAATATATCAAAGCCCTTTGAAGCGTGGCTATATGACGATTATATAAAGGCGATTTTTTCAGAAAAGGGGTGAATTTGTGGTGAAAATCGGTAATGGCAGTTAGAAAGGAACGGTGATCCAATTCTATCTTCCAGCTATGGGTTAAATAGTGCTATCGTCTTTTAAGCGTTGCAGACGGTAAAGAACAAGGTCAAATTTCGTGGTTCGTAACCCACGGTAAAAAACGGAAAATTTGAAAGGTAGGTAAACACAATGAACAAAGAAGATTTGATTGCAATGGGATTGACAGAGGAACAGGCAAAGAAGGTTATGGATTCCCTTGATGGGAACTTTGTTACAAAGGCAAGGTTCAACGAGATCAACGAGGAAAACAAGACCTTGAAGAAATCTGTTTCTGATAGAGATAAGCAGCTTGAAGATTTGAAGAAATCCAGCGGCGATAATGCCGCCTTGCAGCAGCAGATTTCCGATTTGCAGAAACAGAACGCCGATCAGCAGAAAGCCCACGATGAAGAACTTGCAAAGTTGAAGCTGGATAACGCCGTTGAAATCGCCCTTTCCGGTGCAAAGGCGAGAAACGGAAAAGCGGTCAAGGCTATGCTGGATATGTCAAAGGTGAAATTGGGTGAGGATGGGAAACTTTCCGGCTTTGATGAACAGATTGAAGCCTTGAAGAAATCCGATGCCTATATGTTTGATGTGCAGCAGCAGACACAGCAGCAGTTCACGGGATTTCAGCCGGGGGCTTCTTCCACAGTTCCCAATTCCACGGCAGCGGGATATGAAGCCCGCCTTGCGGATGCCCGCAAAAATAATAACCAGTTAGAGGTTATCAAAATCAAACAGGAAGCCGCCGCTGATGGCGTTGTCCTGATGTAAAAATTAAAACGAAAGGTTAAATAAGGTGAAAAATATGCCACAGGTAACAGGTATTGGTACGACTTGGAATTTACCCAACTATGCGGGTGAACTCTTTACAGCCGATCCCACCCAAACCCCGTTTCTTTCCATGATTGGCGGGCTTACGGGTGGCAGACAGACAGACAATTTTGAATTCCCTACCGCCGTTCTTTATGATTTCCCGGAGGCGGCACAGCCGGAGATTTCCGAAAGTGCTTCCGCAACCGCCCCGGCAGCAAGCCACATTGCACGGCAGCAGGAAAAGAATGTTGTTCAGATTCATCAGGAAGTGATTGATCTGACCTACGCAAAGCAGAGCAATTCCGGCAGAATGTCCGGACTGAATACGGCGGGGCAGAACCCGAACCCGGCAGATGAAAAGGCTTGGCAGATTCAGCAGAAGCTGATTAAGATTGCCCGTGATGTGGAATTTTCCTTCATTCGTGGCACTTATCAGATTTCCACGGCGGCGAATGTCGCAAATAAAACCCGTGGTATGCTGGAACTTTGCACTTCCGACACCGGAACTTCCATTGCGGCGGCGGGTGCTGACTTGAACAAGGCTTTGCTGGATCAGCTTTTCCGTGAAATGGCTGATAACGGTGCATATTTCGGTAAGATGGTTCTGTTTTGTGGTGCATATCAGAAGCAGATGATTACCAATCTTTACGCCGATCAGTTCAAGGCGAATATGCAGACCACGCAGAATGTCGGCGGTATGAATATCACGGAGATTGAAACCGACTTCTTCAAGATGGGCGTGGTTTGGGATCGCTTCATGCCGAATGATTCCCTTCTGATTGCGGATATGGCACATATCGCCCCGGTATTTCAGGCAGTTCCCGGCAAGGGCGTACTGTTTCAGGAAGATTTGGCAAAAACGGGTGCTTCTGATAAGGTGCAGATTTACGGGCAGATCGGACTTGCACACGGTCCGGCTTTCCTTCATGGTGCTATTACCGGGCTGAAAACAGCGGCTACGGTGTAAAGAAAGGGTAAGGTGATTGTATGTTCAGAGTAACAAAGAAACCGAAAACCCCTAATATTCTTTGGGATGCTTCCAACAATCGCCCCCTTTGCAGATTCGTGAAGGGGGTATTTGAAACCAACGATGAAGCCCTTGCTTCCAAACTGAAAGATTTGGGGCATACCGTTGAGGGTGAAGCGGATGCAAAGCCCCTTGATAAAATGAAGGTTGACGAACTGAAAGCCTATGCAGCGGAACACAACATTGATTTGGGCGATGCTGCAAACAAGGCTGATATTCTGAAAACGATTCAGGAAGCGGAAGCCAAAGAGTAAAGGCGGTGATCCCAATGCTGGAAATGGTAAAGGAACGGTTAAAATCGTTTGGGTATGAGTTGCAGGAAGGGGATGAATTTGCCCTTACTTTTTCAATTCAGAAGGTGGAAAACACCATAAAGAACGATTGCAACACGCCTTCTATACCTGATGGCTTGGTGAATATCGCTGTTGATATGGCGGTAGGTGAATTCTTAACGGCAAAGAAAACCTTTTCGCCGGATAGCATTGCAGGGCTTGATTTAGATATGGCGGTAAAGCAGATACAGACAGGCGACACCAACACAGTATTTGCAACCGGGGAAGGAAGTTCAACCCCTGAACAGCGGTTGAACGCTTTTTTGAACTATCTTCTGACTTATGGCAGGGATCAATTTTCCTGTTATCGAAAAATCAGATGGTGAACGGATTGACCGCCGCACAAAAAGCGGCAAGGAAAGCGATTGAAAGCACCTATTTAGGTGTTTGCACCATTCTTGAACGCCGGGATGTGAGGGATGAAAAAACCAAAATCACCCGAAAAAATGAAGAAGTTCCCGTTGTCGAAAATCAGCCTTGCAAGCTATCCTTTGAAAAACTGAACGCCGTTGTTCAAACAGATGCAGCGGCGGCAATTTCCCAAAGTACAAAGTTATTCATATCGCCGGAAATCGTGGTAAATGGGGGTTCAAAAATCATAGTGGAACAGGACGGAAGAAAAGCCGAATATTCCGCAAGTGGTGAACCCGCCGTTTATTCCAGTCATCAAGAAATCACGCTTGAACTGTTTAAGGGGTGGGCTTGATTGGGTAAGATGGGCGGTTTTACGGCGGCAGATTTGAAAAAACTTCAAAAGCAGTTGAACAAAATTCAGCAGGGCAATGTTGAAGCGTTCATTGATGCTTGTGCAAAGGAACTTGCCGCCCGCCTACTTGCCAAAGTTATCAAGCGAACACCTGTCGGGCAGTACCCGAAAAGTTCAGGTAAAAAAGGCGGTACACTTCGCCGGGGCTGGACTTCCGCAACCCATGAAGAAGCCGCAAGCGGCAGCGGAAAAGGCAATGCGAAAGCATACGCTGATTCCCTGAAAATAAATCACTTTGGAAATACTGTTGTGATTGAGATTGTCAACCCTGTTGAGTATGCAAGTTATGTGGAATACGGACACAGGACAGCCAATCATCAAGGGTGGGTTCAAGGTCGGTTCATGCTTACGATTTCGGAACAGGAAATTCAGAACATAGCCCCGAAAGTGCTTGAAAGCAAAATCAAGAAGTTTTTAGGGGGGTGCATGAAATGATAAATTCTATAATTGAAGGTATCAGCATTTCCTTAAATGCTGAATTTGGTGATAACTACACCACATATACAGAAAGCGTTGAACAAGGTTTGAAAGAGCCTTGTTTTTTTGTGTTCTGTATCAACCCGACAAACCGTGTTTTCCTTGGGAAGCGGTATTTCAAGACCAATCAAATGTGCATTCAGTATTTCCCGGTTGACAAAGACCGCAAGAAAGAGGAATGCAACGCCGTTTCGGAACGGCTGTTTGATTGTCTCGAATATATCACCGTTTCCGGGGATTTGGCACGGGGAACAAAAATGAATGCTGAAATGGTGGACGGAGTTTTGAACTTCTTTGTGAACTATGATTTCTTTGTTTACAAGAAGGAAGATGCCGTTCCTATGGAAGAACTTTCGGAAAGCGTTTCCGTGAAAGGATAGGTGAAATAATGGCAGCACGAAAAAGCGCAAAACCCGCTGACGGTGAAGCGGCTGTTGTTGAAAGTAAATTTTCAAAAGAACAGTTGCTTTCCGCAAAGCGTTTTCAGGGCAGAAAGGACATTGTGAACGCCCTTCTGATGAAATACCCTGACACAGCCACTTTCACGGTGAATGCCGTGGAAGAAATGATTGAAAACTACATGAAAGGACAGGTGAAATAATATGGCTTTAGGCGGTGGAACTTTCGTGGTTCAGAACAAAAAGTTGCCGGGTGCATATATCAACTTTGTTTCGGC